CTCGAGCGGTCGCCCTGCGGCCTGGCCGATCGGACCTGGCTCGAGGCGCAAACCCGCCAGTACGGGCCCGACAGCCAGTGGGTGCGGAGCCACATCAACGCCGAGATCCCCGCGGTCGCCGAGGATGCGCTCCTGCCGGAGCGCTGGCTCGACGGCTGCGCCGCCGCCGCCCGTGCCATCCCGCCGGCCGGGCACCCGGTGCTCCGCACCCGCCGGATCGCCTGCGACCTCGGCGAGGGCGTGGGCCGGGATAGCTCGTGCGTGCTGGTGCGGGACGACTGGGGGATCGTGGATGTCACCTTCGGCAACACCCTGGGCCTGCCCGAGGCCGCCGAGGTCATCGCCCGCAAGGCGTGGGAGCACGGCGTGCCGCCCGAGCGGATCACGTATGATCGCGTCGGCATCGGCCGCGACTTCCCCCTCCACCTCCAGCGGCGGGGCCTCGAGGGCTGCCAGGGCTATGCCGGGGCGGGCAAGCCCCGCTCCACCGACTTCGCCAACCTCCGCAGCGAGGCGGCCTGGCGGCTGCGGCAGCGGCTCGACCCCCAGTGGCTGCCCGGCGGCCCGGGCGCCGGCAAGATGCCCTTCGCGATCCCGCCCGGCCCCTACTGGCCCCGGCTCCGCGAGGAGCTGCGGACCCTGACCTACGACATGAAGGGCCGCAAGACCCGGCTCATCCTCAAGGAGGATCATGCCGTCGCGTTGGGACATTCCCCGGACCTCTCCGATGCCCTGGTCCAATCGTTCGCGTTCGATTAAACCACAGATGAACACCGATGAACACAGATCGTTGAACGCCGTCGAGCTCGACCCGTTCGTGGGCGAGCCGGTGCGGGCGGGCGAGGTCCGGGCGCTGTACGCCGTCGGCGACACGGTGCGGGCCGCGATCCCGCCGCGGTACGGCGACGCGCCCGACAGCGGGATCGTGGTGGCGGTCATCGTCGGCCCGGCCGGGTTCGCCTATCGGGTGCGGTGGCCGGAGCGGGACGCCGACCATCACGCCTTCGAGCTGATCGCCGAGGGCGAGGCGGGCGACCTCTGACGTGGCCACGCTCATCGATCGGATCGCCGGCGAGGTGGAGAAGGGGCTGTCGACCGAGGCCCGCGCGCGGATGGACCGCGTGCAGGAGGCCCGGGCGTTCTACGATTTCGATGGCGAGCGGTACATGCCGGGCCTGAACGACGCCGAGACCGCCGCCGACTACATCCGCCGGCCCTACCGCGAGAGCGGGCTCTGCCGGGGCATCACCGACCTGCTCTGCGAGCACCTCTATGCCCCCGGGCCGGCGCGGGCGTGGGACCGGCCGGGGGCCGACGAGGTCCTGCAGCGGGTCTACGACGACAACCACGTCAATTCGCTGATGCAGCGGGCCGACCAGCTGGCCACGCTCGGCGACTGCGCGGCCATCCAGGTGGACGCGGCCAGGGGCCGGTTCGGCGAGCGGCCGATCCGGCTCCGGCTCTGGGCGGGCGACGAGTTCGCGGTGTGGGAGGAGCCCGACGACCGGCTCACGCCCGCCGCCGTCTGCACCCGCGACATGTACGACGAGCAGACCCGGTACCGCTTGTGGACCGATCGCGAGCTGCGGACGTTCCTCACCGACAAGGGCTCGGGCACGGCGGGCGGGCGGGCGGCCACGCAGGTCTCGTCCGAGCCCAATCCCTACGGCGTCCTCCCGTTTGCGTTCGTCCACTACACGTTGCCCGTCAATCGGTTCTGGGAGCCGGGCCTCGGCGACTTCCTGACCCAGGCCGAGATCCGGATCAACGACCGGCTGTCCCGGCTCGACCAGTCGATCGCCAGGCACCTCAACCCGATCCCGATCCTGATCGATGCCCCCGACGGCTTCCAGTTCATCCTCGGGCAACCCAACCTCTTCCTGCGGCTCAACAGCCGGGCGCAGGCCCCCGGCACCTCGGGCGACTTCGGCGGCCCGGCGACCCGGCCCGAGGCGTCCTACCTCGAGGCCCACATCGACATCGAAGGGGCCTGGTCCGACCTGCGGGGCTACTATGACCTGGTCCTCGAGACCTCCCGGGTACCGCGCTCCGCCTGGCGGATGGAGCAGACCGGCATCGCCTCGGGCATCGCGCTGATCGTCGAGCAGGCCCCGCTCCTGACGCGGGCGCGGCGACGGCAGATGGCCTTCAACATCTACGAGGACGAGCTGGCCCGGGCGATCCTGGCCTGCGCCGCCGGCTACTACCGCCGGCCGGCGCTGGCGGCCGAGGCCCGCGCCGGGCGGCTGGCGGTCACCTGGCCGATGCCCAACATCCCGATCCAGACCGACGACTGGCTCAACCTCCAGCTGATGCGCGAGCAGGCCGGGCTCACGTCCAAGATCATGATTACCATGGAAACGTATGGATGCGGCCGGGACCGGGCTATCGCCATCCTCGAGCAGGTCAGGGAGGACCGGGAGCTCGAGGAGACGATCATGCCGCCGCCCGCACTCCCGCCGCCGCCGCCGCCCGGCGGCCCGGCCGACGAGGGCGGGGATGAGGGCGGGGATGATGAGGGCGACGACGACGGGGGCGAGCCGGCGGCGGCGGCGGCCGGGGGGAACGGGAAGGCGGTATGAGCGGGGTCCGGCTGATCCGGGGCGACGCGCGGCGGCTGCCGCTGGCGGACAAGAGCGTACATATGTGCGTAACGTCTCCTCCCTACTGGGGGCTCCGCGATTATCAGACGGGGCGGTGGGAGGGCGGCGACGAGGGGTGTGATCATCGTCAAGTCAGGCCGCCGGCCGCGTCATCGACCCTGCGGCTTGACGGACGGGAACATATCGGTCCCTACGAGGATGAAACAACGCCGCTCCTATCGCGCCAGCCTTATCGCGACACCTGCGGCAAGTGCGGCGCCCGCCGCGTCGACCACCAGATCGGCCTCGAGCGCACGCCGGACGAATTTTGCAGGACCATGGTCGAGGTGTTCCGCGAGGTGCGGCGGGTGCTGAGGGATGATGGGACGTGCTGGATCAACCTGGGGGATTCGTATGCCATCCGGGCGCAGAATCGTTCGTCGGATTGGCTGGCCAGGCACCCGACCGGCAATACTGGTTTTCACACGAATGTACAGTCGAAAGATGTATTTGAAGGCCGGGAATATCCTCCCGACCTCAAGCCCAAGGACCTGTGTGGCATCCCCTGGCGGGTGGCGCTGGCCCTCCAGGCGGACGGCTGGTACCTGCGATCCGACATCATCTGGGCCAAGCCCAATCCCATGCCCGAGAGCGTCACGGACCGGCCCACCAAGTCGCATGAGTACCTGTTCCTGCTGAGCAAGGGCGAGCGGTACTACTACGATGCGGAAGGCATCAAGGAAGACGCCATGCAGGTCGGTGGCGGTGCCGGATTGAAGGGACGAGGGGATGCCGCGCGTGATCCGGCGACGCGCACAGACTACTACCGCGGTCCTCGATACGACCCGCCGACCCGCAACCTCCGCTCCGTCTGGTCGATCCCTACAGAAAGTTTTGCCGGAGCCCACTTCGCAACTTTCCCCCGCCGGCTGGTCGAGCCCTGCATCAAGGCGGGCACGAGCGGACGCGGCTGCTGCCCGGGCTGCGGGGCGGGGTGGGAGCGGGAGGTGGAGCGGGAGCGATTGGCACCGGCCGCGCCGAGCGGCATGAGAGAGATAGGACGATGGGCTGAACGGCAGCAAAGTGGTGTCGGCGAAAGGTGCGTGACGCATGCCATCGGCTGGCGCCCCGGCTGCTCCTGCTTCGGCCACTTCGTCGAGGTCGACGACGAGCCGGATAATCCCTACGCGAGGCCACGCCGGGTCTATGTGCCCGATGGGCCGCAACCCGACCCGGTCCCGGCGGTGATCCTCGACCCATTCGCCGGCAGCGGCACGACGCTGGTCGTGGCCTCGGCGCTCGGCCGTAGCGGCATCGGCATCGACCTGAGCCCGGACTACCTGGCCCTGGCCCGCCGCCGTATCGAGCGGCCCCACGCACCCGTACCGAGGCCCGAGCGGGACGAGGTGCTCCCCCTCTTCGCGGGGATGGCCGAATGATGATCCCCTTATCCGAGGCCGTGGGCCGCACGATCCGCTGCCCCGACGAGGGCTGCGGGGCGCCCGCCCGG